TCCAGGAAGGCTTCATTGAACTGGATCGCGGACAGGTCTCTCATCATAACCCACACTCCTTGTAATTTGGTTTAGAAGAACTTTTTATCTTTCAGTTAAGTGGGGGCCAACCAAACGATCGACCCCCGACCCCTCACACATCCGCTATACGCTGGTTGACGCTGACGGACTCGTTGACGCTGACGGACTTACTGATGCCGACTCACTCGAAGACGGACTCTCAGAAGCTGATGGACTTGTTGAAGCCGACGGGCTTATAGAAGCCGATGTACTCGAGGACGGGCTTATAGACGCTGACGTGCTCGATGACGGACTTATCGACGCCGATGCGCTCGAAGATGGGCTCCTTGAACCAGACGGGCTCCTTGAACCAGACGGGCTGATAGAAGCTGATGCGCTTACATCGTTAGAATCAGAATACGGAGAAAGTGTACGAATAACAATGTACCCATCAGAATTATGAATCTCTTCAGCTCTGGCCACAACCTCATAAGTTCCGATCGCAGACACCCGTATCGGAATCAAACGCCCTTCCGTTCCAGATGCGCTACTTACAACCATGAAATCACCTTGAACAGGTGTTCCGGTATAAAGTTCAGAAGTAACTTTGCACCGAATACCAACACTTTCCATGGTCGTAATTCTTCCAACAGCTAATTCATTAGACTCATACGTGTTAGAAGATGCTCTGGTCATAACAAGCTTATTAACAGGCTTATTAGTTCCGGTAATAATGTTCACGAGCGATTCGTCAGCAGCGACATATCCCCATATGCCAGGCTCAGACGAAAACGTATCCGCGTTAATCTTGCGTGATACGCGATCGATCTTTGACATAGGGGTTAATATTTCAAGCATATTATCCCTTTCAATAATCGTTGGTGACCTTTCGATCACCAACGACTAATCATTGTTAGGCTGACGCTGACGCTGACGGACTCGTTGAACCCGACGGGCTTGTTGACGGCGACGCTGACGAAGAAGCGCTGCTTGCATTCGTTACCATCACGGGCGACAATGTTTTGTATACGACGACGCTGGTTGCAAGCGTCCACCCCTCAACTCTTGCGACAACTTCATATGTTCCAGGAGTCGAAAGACGAAGAGGAATAAGCTTTCCAAGCGTTGCCGCATTGGTACTCACGACCAATTGATCTCCGAGAACCGGAACTCCATGAGCGGTGGTAAAACCTTGAGAATCAGTCTGGCACCGAATGCCAAAACTTTCCATCGTGGCAATGCGCCCAACCTCTACATCATGCGATTCGTAAACGTTGGAAGAAGCGCTGCCGATAACGAGTTTATTGATCAGGTTGTTGACAGTTGCAGCCACATTCCTGAGTGATCCATCCGTATACAGGAGGGCCCAGATACCCGGGGTGGCCACGAATGTTGTCGGGTTGATAGCGCGTGAAACACGTTCTACTTTTTCCATGGGTGTAAGAATTTCAAACATATCTATTTCTCCTAATTTAATTGTTATCGACTAATAGTTATCATCGTGGGTGAAATCGTGCGATAGATTATAATACCGCTTGACAAATAAACTTCTTCAGCTCGCGCAACGATTTCATATGTTCCGTTGACCGCACCGGCCGTAGAAATGAGTTTTCCAAGTTTCAGCGCTTCACTGCACACGACAAGCAAATCACCTTGGGCCGGCGTACCGGTAAATCCCGCGGTATCTACTTTTACACGGATTCCATGAGAATCCATGCTGGTAACGCGTCCGACCTCAACATCATGCGATTCATAAATGTTGCTTGACGCACTACTAATAACGAGCTTATTGATTTTTGCATTGACACCTGCCAATACATTAATCAGAGACCCGTCGGACTGAACTTGTGCCCAGATACCAGGCGCGGCCACAAAAGTGGCCGGATTGATGGATCTGGTAACACGTTCCAGTTTTACCATCGGGGTGAGTAATTCAAGCATTATCGTCTCCTTGGTTAAAAATTAATAACTGAATCAAATATACCGCGCTTCATACTTGCGGTCTTTGAAGTCGAAGGCTCATCGTTAAAAAAGATATTAGTACTCTTTCCACTTCCGGCCAGCTTAATAGCTTCTTTAACAATTTCAAGACGCTCTTTTGATTGGTTGATCAATTCAGCGACCTTCTCTTGAACTTCATGCTCACCAAGGAAACCCTGTAAAGCCATATCTTCCACTATCAAGCGGACTTCGGCTGCTTTTTCCAGTTGAGCTTGTTTTTCTAATGAGTTTTCAAAAGCTGATTTGAGATTACGAATACATGCTGAAGCCATCTTCATCATTTCCTGAACGTTCTGATAGACCTGTGCATTGTATTCGTACGATGAGACCTTCTCCAATCCGTCAGCTATTTTAGTGACTTCTTGGGAATCGATTTTGATTTTATTCCCGGCCGATTTCTCCATGGGAATACTCTCAAGGATCAACCGGCCGAGATTAGTTTCTTTGAAAAGCATTTTGCTTCCCAGTTCCGTTAAGGATTACAGGAGACCTTTTGCCTTCAAAACATTGACCGCATTGACCACATCCTGATCCTGCATCAACGATGCGACCTTCTCGTTTTCTCCACCCTCTTCAGCGGCGTTCTGCTGAATGGAGCTGACGAAATCAACGAAATTGTGAGCATCTTCACGGCCGGCGGCATCCGCAGCGGCGGCCTGTTTTTCCAGATCGAGATATTCAACAGCGGCAGAGATCACATCCTCTTTCGAAAGCGGTTGTAGGTTTGCGATTTTGTCCAAACCACCAGCAACGATGGAAGCGGTCTTGTTGATGCCTTCATCTTTGATCTCATAACCTTCCAAAAGCTCAGCCGATTTCAGAATTTCAAGGGCTTCTGAATACTGTTCGTCTAGGGCCGATTTTTGCAAAGAATCCTGAAAAGACTGTGCGATCAGGCGACCGATTTTTTCAGCCTCAGCGGCTTCTGGAGCCTCACCACCTACCCCGCGTTCGGCAGCAGCAACGGCAGCTGGGGTACGGTTAAGATTCTGAGCATCTGTAACAGTGGCTTCACCGGTTGCAATTGGCGGATTGGGTGCAATAGGAGCAACAACTGCCGGCATCATACCAGCAGCTTGACGTGCGGGATCTCCACCGGCAACAATCAACTGCGGATTGATAACACCATCAGTTGCCCCAGCAACTTCAGGGGATGTGGTGGACGGATTCTGACCAGGGAGTTCTTTCTCACCCTCGGCTACCGGCGCTGCACCTTCACCAAGCTCTTCAGCAAGTTTCTGAAGAAGAGAGGCGTCGGCTTTTCCACCGGCCTTTTTCGAAGCGGTCTTGTCGTGTCCAGCCTCAACCATTTTCAGATGATCCTCGAAACTACTTGTCTTGCGTTCCATGAAAAACCTCCATATGATTTTGAATGATAATAGTCAATGATTAATATAAATTACAAATTACCATATACACAATTTTTCTAATATTATTATAAGTTATTAACATTATTTTTTCAACATCTTTGTTATTTGGCCACGCATATTACCGATTATTTTTGGCGCATAATGTATACCGCCGGCGGTTAATAACCCTCCACCAATAGCCGTTGCTTTTGGATGTTGGGTTATACCTGATAATGGTAGAGCCGGTCTTCCCGTTTGATATGTGGATTGTTGATTCCACACATTAGCAGCGTATGCTGCTGGCCATAAAATTGCTCCAGAAGCAATACCGGCACCCAGAACATTCTTAACAGCATGGATATCACTGGCTTGTTTAACAAAGTGTCCTGAAAAATGTGTATCTGGTAAAACGCGATTGTACTCAGACGCCGAAATCAGCGGTATATTTGGATTTGTTTTTTTGTTAATTTCATCATACAATTTCCAAACTATACTCCCACCTACAAGCGTCCTCAGCCATGGTTTATTAGCGAAAAAATCCGCCAACTCGCGTGGACCGTAACCCATAGCTTTCATTTTCAATCCGGCGAATAACGCCGCAAGCCCACTGAGGGCGACCAGTTTCGGATCAATTTTCATTTCTTTTTTTTCCGGTTCTGGCCATGGAATCGTAGCATTTTTTTGAGCAGTTTTTATCATAACAGCACGAATTCTTGGGCCGAGCATACTTGGGAAACAGCTTCTTTCCTGAAGAAACGGAGTCAGTGCCCTTCCAAGAGTATCGCTAAAATCGGAGTTTGAAAAGTTAATCGGTATGACATCTGAATCATCTTGATAATTAAAAATAGTATTATTATTCTCTAGTTGTTCAGCGAGAGGTTTTTGATTGATCTTGACAAGTACAATTCTCTGAAATTCAACCGGTTTAGGATGTATTCCAAGACCAAGCATTGTCGAGAATATCGCCTCTAAAGGCAATGATGAAGCCATCGAATCGAGTAAATCATTTGGAAGTTGAGGCTCATCGATAATTGTATTTTTCATTTTTTCATCAAGGGCTTTTCTTACCACATCTGATTCGCCGACACTATACATCGATCCATCATTATCCTTTGGTGTAGCGACCACATCAACATCCTGTGGGCCTAGCGCCCCACCAATCTCTTTATCGATATCGCCTTCTTTTTTAACAGTGGCGAGTTTATCGATCATTGTATCGGTAACACCTTTTGCATCGGCGATATCGGCGGAATAAAAAATATGACCCTTTGATGCTGCCTTACCTAAGATATACGCGGTGCGATCGGCGCCGATATAAACCCTGGAGATATCGAAAAACCTTGGATAATCATTGTATGTAAATACCTGTGTGCCTGGAAGAATTTTCTTTCCGGTTTCTTTTGACCATTGAGCTGCAAGATCTTTATCAATTATTTCTTTTAGATAATTTTTAAGATGTTTGCAATATTTTTCTCTTGTTGGTGATTTATTATCACAAATACTGCACCTATCATACTTTACCTTGCATCCCATCGATACTGCAACCTGCTCATTTTTTTCAAGAGCATCAATAATATCTTGAGCATTATCGGTATTAATAGCAACGATGAGTTCGACCCGTCTTATCATCGGGTTCCAATGAGAAAAAATCATATCACCAAATGAATTCTTTGGATCTTTATTGACATGATGTTTATAAAGTTTTGCATAATATTCAAAAGTTTTGTACCCATAATCGTTTGGTGTACCCATGTCGGTTCTCAATGATTTATGCATTAAACCGACTTCTGGAAACGCATCCGCATTTCTATTGCATCCCCAAATTTCATATGAACCAAGAGCGTTAATTACGACATAATATTTATCCGACTGTCTTTTCATGTTCAATATAACCTTCATCAATTCAGGAGAATAAGATCCTGATGCCATCTTATTCATATGATAAAGGTCGTTTACCGGAATAATATGTTGACCATATTCATCGAAAGAATCATATTCAACATATTTAATCATAATTATTCTTTCTACGCCAACGGTTCAATTTTCATACGCGGTTGTTCAGGTTTATCTGTCGATCTGGCAATATGATTTAATAATTGTATTTGTTGATCTTCAAGTTTTAATTGCGACATACTATTCTTTAATTGTCCACGTTCCGCTTTTAATTGTTTTCCTTGTTGTATTGCCATATATGGGGTAATCAATTCTCCCGCAACACTAAGCGCTAATGGAACGCCAAGTAATGTTCCCGCAGCCATGATTTTATGTTTTTTTACAAAATTAATAAGAGGTCTGGGGTTTATAGCCCCAGACTTTTCCAATTCTTTTCTGATTTCACAAAGCGGTATCATAAGATTAAAATCTTCTCTCAAAGGATACATCACCTTTTCTAAAACTAAATTTGTTTTTTAATTCTGGAGCGGGTGTAGGAGTTATCGCGGGTTGCCTCATAGCTACAGATTCCGGATTCGCAAGGGTTTTGGCCCCGGCACCAATAAGAAGAGGTATCGCCATGGTTGGAACTTTAGATTGCATATCCATAAGATCCATAATAAGTTTATGATCGACCCCTCCAAATTCTATCATTTTATTAATTAGGGCCCCGGCAACCATCGGATTAGAAGCAACTTTTGGAGAATATGATTTGATAATATTGAAATAATCCTTTATAACCGCGGGGTCTTGTGATTGAAGTTGTGGTGTTTTTTCCATTAATTTCTTATATGAATTGTTTATCTGTATTGTGCTGATCAATGGATCTGTAACCAATTCTTTTGCCATATACGCCGCTGACAAACCGGCAACCGCACCACCGCCAAAACCGATCACTTTGTTAGCGGTGCTTTCATACCCTTTACCGAAATTTCCAAGAGCTTTTGATATAAAGGTTCTTACCGGTCCAGCCCCATCCTTTTCCATTTCAAAAGAATCATATTCCTCTTGGGTTATTTTATTTTTTTGAAGAAGAGAATCGGCAACTTCTTTTAATGTTTTTTCCATTTATAAACTCCTTTTAATACATTTCACTTGTTTGATTTGCGGTTGAATCAATTCTCTTGCTTCCTTCAAATTGAAATGAATTTGATCCCGGCAATTGAAGAGCTTGCGCCTGTTGTCTTAACGGAGTAAGTTTAGCTTGTGATAGTCTTTCTTTCGATGTACTATTAAGATCCATTACGTTAAACGCAGTATTAACAATTGACCCAAATGGAATAGCTGTTTTTTCCATTTCTTTTCTAAAATATGGAAGCCAATTCATTATCTCATCCCCAATTCATTTACTGTTTTTGCATCACTTTCGGGAACTTCGTTTGGATTAATATTACCGGCTAAAATATTATTTCTTAAAAATGTTTGGTAATTTCCAGACGATCTTGGAGCTGTAATATTTTTTGCCGCCACAGAGCCGCCAACCCCGACACCAGCCAATGCAAAACCTTTGGTTGTATATCCAAAAATCTTTTCTCCCAATTTTGCATTTTTAGGTGTTGGTTTAAGTCCGGACCACGCTGCCCTTCCAAATGTTTTTAACCCCTTGCCAAGCATACCAATTCCACCAGAAACAACTTTTCCTATATTTGCTTGTTTTTTCATTCCCCACGTTGAAGAGTTAGCTATATCGATAGTTTTATTTTTAACATTAGAGGCTGTAGAATTGACATCTTTAATTATTTTTTCAGCAGCTTTTCTTGATATCTCTCCATGTTTATAACGAATAACAGCATTGTTAAGATCTGGATAAAGATAACCATACATTGCACTGGCAAGTGTTGATCCTATCATTAATTTTTTAGGAATAGGCCTTCGATTCATTTTTTTAAGAATATGTGATGTCGCCAACATTGACCCAAGCATCCCTATACCACCAAGAGACATGGGTAATATTCTACTTTTTACGGAAGTATCATGTAACTCTTCGTTAGATGGAGTTAAGAAATTTGCAACGGAGAGGTCTTTTTTAGCATTAAGATCTCTCACCTTATCAAGAATTTTTTCTTTAATAGGGTTCATTATTTCTTAATCTCATCAGAAATTGTTTTATTGAAAGCATTCAATATTTTAGACGCATTATCATGCATCTCTGAAAACGCCGCAATCTTCGATAATGCCAAATAAAATTCAACTGACGGTTGAAGAACTTCAGCTTCCGGATTTACCTTCATGGAAGACAATTTTGTAAATTCAGAATTTACATTGAACCCGTTATCAGACAATTCTTTTTGAATTTGTTCATAAGCCATGGCTATCTTTGTAAAATCACCACCCATGTCCTTTATATTTCTTGAAGCTAATTTCGCAAGATCGCCGATGGAATCACCCTTTGCGACAATGATTTTTGCATCATGTTTCATTCTTTCAAAAGCTTCTTCAGCCAGTTTCTCTTCAGAACATTTCATCATCGCCAGCTTATCAACAAAGTTTTTCATCACATCCCTGTTTTGAATGAATTCATGAAGTTCGGCTTGTTTTTCAACTGATTTTGCCGAATTTAACATATCATCACCCTGCTCATCCGACGTTTCATTATAACGTTCCGGAATAGCAGCGTCTCTGATTAAACTTGAATTTTTACTTCTGAAATCAGTAGGCGGTATTTTTAGATCATTCATGGCTAACTCACTTTCCCTTATTATTGGGATTATTTGATTAAATTCAGCAAGATCAAAGGTAATATTTGCTTTATTAATAGAAGGGTCATTGAATAATCCAAGATAAACATTTTGATTTGCGTGCTCACAAATCCTTTTTAATATCTCTTCATTTCCGATTTCACCACCAAGATAGGCCTCGACGATCGAGTTGTTCATATTTTTTCCGAATAATAGATAATCTTCGGAAACCCTATGAGCAACATTTTTAATCGACTGAATCAATTCGTCGGGCATTAATACCTCTCATATGGGTCTGGTTGATCAGCCGGCGTCTTTGCGGCGCCATAAAGAACACCCCCGCCGGCTAAAACACCACCCGCCGCAAGACCTCCGGCACCCATTTTAGCGGCCCCACCCATTCTTGACCAAAAAGATTTTCGTTTTTCCGGGGTAACTGCGGCCTGTTGGTTTCCAGTAGGGATAACCGCGGCTTGTTGTGGTGTAACACTAGCCGGTTCTGCTTCCGGGGTAACCTTTCCTTCAGCACCTCTGACTTTTCCTTTTCTTAAATTTGCGTTAACCTCTTCTTGTGACATTGCTCCGACGGGGTCTTTTCCAGTTCCGTATTCGCGCATACCGGCTTTCCTTGATGCTTCCCCCGCAGCGCGTTCAGCTGCCATACGCTCTGATGTTTTTGCGGCCTGCGCTGTTCTATAAGCAGCTTGTCCTTTTGAAATTGTGTTGACATGTTCAGCTAAATTTTCAGCACCAGCTGGCCTTACAAACAATCTACCAAAAGCTTTCCCGGCTCTTGTTACCACCCCTGGCATATGCAGCCTGAAGGCATTTTTTTCTAATTCGACCCTAAACGCTGATAAATAATTTTGATTCACAATATCCTCCAGATTCGTACAGTACTATTTATAATAAAAATATAACATTATATCCATCAACTATCAACTTTTATGTTGAAACACTTTAATTTTAATTATATATTATTCCTATAAGAAGGGTGGTGTACATGGAATATAATTTCCAAAAAGAACTTGAGAACGCGATCTTTAACGCCGACATCAAACTTGATCGTCGGGAATTATTGACTGATATTTTTAAATCGTATGTCGCCAAATTGTTTGAGAGGGTTATAGCTAACGGTAGGGTGCCGTTTGATTCACTTGTCGTCATCAAGAATAATCTTATCAACGAATTCAGAAGAGCCGACCTATCAGAGTATCAAAAGAGCGTCGAACAATACGACGCATTGTTTGATACCGCAGTTAAAGAGATACTGAACCTGGCCGCTCTCAGACATCAAGGTATGAACCAGGTTCAAAACGGAATGCAGACCCTCCAAATCAATCCTGAGATATACCTGAATGAGGGCGGATTGATAAAAAATGTGTCATCATTATAGACGCAATCTTTTCAAAACAATTTGATAAATCCGCTTTCTTGACATGCTCCGGAAGATCTTTTATATCCGGAGTGTTTTTGGCCCATCGCTTGGCAATCTTGGGATGCTTGGCAAACATAAATTTTCTCTGAGAATTGCTGACAAAGGGCATAGAATTCTCCTATTTTAAATTCTTCTCAATATCCATTGTATAAAAAGCGGGTGCCCTTAACGCACCGCTACCAAACTGTTGTTGTGATTTTACTCTTGCCACCATTCCTAAATAATCATTCTGATGCTCAAGCATATCTTTTCTTTTAGCCTGCGTGAATCCGGTTCCAACATTTCCGACTATCTTTCCCTTCGGTGTCAGACTATACTCAAATCCGCCGGCTTCATCCTTTTCTTTTCCGGTTGCCTTACTGATCGCTGGGAATATTTTTCTGATATAAACATCGAAATTATCACGATATTTGATCTTGGAAGGATCACCGGTAGGCTTTGACAAATCCCATTCTACCACGCCTTCCTTTGTTTCAGGATGCAAGCCTTTCTTGATACTATTGACCAATTTTCGTTTTTGTTCAGGGGTAAAAGCGGTCTCGGCAACACGCATCGACGGGATTCGTTTCTCAATCGATTGCATTAATTCCAGTTTTTTTCTATACGGTTCATTAGAAACATCTTCACCTTTAAACTTGACAATATCAAAAATATACGGCTTTAATTTCCCATGTTCTTTTTGTTTTTCAAGACTTTTATGTATACTGGCATTCAACATTCCACCGATAACTTCCGCAGCTACAGGTTTATTATTTTTGGTTGCATACAATTCACCACGTAAGACCGTATCGTCTAACTTCTTAGGAACCGCTACATATTTCAAATCAGGAACCTGATCTGAATGATCGATAGGTTCACCAGTGCGTTTGCTATTTCGATATGAATAGATGTGATTGTCTTGATCTGATTTAAGATGGAATATGGCATGAGCCCCATCGACTTTCCCCTGTAATACTTTATTATTATCAGAATAATCGGTTGGTTCGGATAATGTTTTATATTTTGGTTTTGATGTAATAAACTCAGCGTGTTTTGCTACTCCGGATAGTTTCTTTACCAAATTGGTAATCTGCCGATCATGGTCAAATGTAAGTTTAGCCCCATGTATAATTTCTTTTAAACCAGTTTTCAAACCACTAGGAGGCTCAACACCAGCACTTACACGGTCTTGAGATCTTTTAATCTGCCTAAGTAAAGATTTTAATTTTGAAGTTCTTTTTACAATTAAATTACCTTCATTTCCACCAAAATCCCCGTAAAATTTATGGACAGATACACCCTCAACTGTGGTTGGTTTATTTTCCAATATAGCTTCATTGATTTTATTTCGTGCATCCACATGTGACTTAAATTTATCAAGAGATAAAATATTTCTTCCAGAAACGCTTATATCTTTGGTATTCTTATATCCGATTATTGGATCGATTTTTTCTTCTAATGCCTGTGTTGTTTTTCCACTTCCCCTTAATCCGGTAATAAAATTAACATTACTGTTGGGGTTCCCTTTAATTATAAGATCTGGCTTAGAAAAAAATATAGGGATTACGCCTGATGTTTTTTCTATATCTTTCTTCTTAATCATCAACCAATGCTTATCACCCATCGTCTTGGGTTTGATCATTACGAATTCGCCTTCAGGCATGGTCATTCTGATTTTTTCATTAGTCGCTTCGTGGACATGTACCGGCTTATCATAAACCTTTTTTACTTTACCGGCCCCGTATCCAGACCACAATGTTCCTTCAAAATCGGAATATTCAGCGCGATGGGTTGGTTGTCTGATGGCAAGTGTTTTTTGTTTCTCGCCAGGCAAAGTCCTGATAACCCAACTATGAGTTTTATCACTATCCTTAGCGTGCAGTCTCACATCGTAATGATATCCGCCCCTGCTTCGTTTTGTAGTGTGTTTCTGAATGACAAGACGTGCGGGGCCACTCTGATTTATATCATGGGTTTTTTCTTTTGATGGAAGGCCTGGTGCAAAGTCTTTAGGCATATTATTCCCATTTAATCCGGATCTTCATTGACTCCGCCGGATAAATATCTATTATACTCACCTCTTAATATACCTGCTGCAATTCGAGAAAACATCCATGAATGAAAACAGTCGTCAGGTACTATATGGTCGTACATCATAAGCCTCGTTCTCTCACTATACTCGCTATATATTCCTGTAAAATCCGGTTGATATTCTTTAAACTGTTCATAGTTAAAAAAAGCGACATCGGTACGTTTGATATTCATAATTACGTCCGTGATAACACGGGTCCTATTCATTATATAATGACCCTTTTCCTTATCCCAGCGTAATTTTTTTCTGATTGTTCCATGTTCGTATATTTCAGCAAAATGAAGGGCCCCGAGGGTTTCTACCATCATAGCATTGGATGTTCGTCCATCACCAGTATCAGCTATGGTAAGTTTTGCATTAAATTGATGAATTATCCTCAGCATGTCTTTGATCTGAATGAGAGGATCTGACATCTTTCCGGTGTATTTTTTTACGAATACGGTCTTAAATTTATTCCGTATTACAGCGCTTATTGTTAATACGGAATACGATGTCCCCGATGCTGTATCACCCTTTCCCCAATCCACCCCAGCCGTAATAATGTCAACACCTTGCAACATATCATGATATTGACCTATATCCTCGGGAATCATCTCATAATTTTCACAGCACGCTATTAATTCCGGAACCGATATCGGATGCCTTGCATTGGCATAAGGGAGCGCCAAAACCTCATTATAGAATCTCTCCGATGAATAAATTTGCCTTGTATTTGTGACACTTATCTTCCAAACTTCGGGATTATTAATATTATTTATCCATGGTAATACTATCTGTGGTAGCCGATACCCATCGATAAACCCACCCTTATTCATCGTAACCCATTGACCGTTCTCATAATAAATAGGCTTCTTACATTTATTACATACAAGGCATGTCGCGCCAACATTTTCTTCATTTATGCAATTGTATTTACCACATCCGACATTCTTACATTTAATAACCCACTCGTTCATCGTGCTCTTATCCCAATACCGCTCCATCGTATTTTCAATGGTTTTGGGTGTTCCTGCATATATTCTACAGTTGAATAAATGCATGGGGAGGGTAGGGAAACGTTCTTTGAGATGCTCCCACTTCGCCAGACTATGACTCATGCATTGTTCGATGACCGGTATATGATCGCTGCAAATATCCTGAATCTCATCAATGCAGGTCTGATCTCCCGATATACCGCGGATGGAATCGGCGGTATGGAAAGCCGATCTCAGATAAATCTTACTACCGTTATTGAATTCTTTATACGATATCTGATCTTTGGTTTTCGTGTCAAAATAATTATCCTTGATAACCATTGATCCTTTAAGGGCACCATCAAGCTTATCGGTAGAAAATACCGATACTTGTCCACCAGTCGGGGCTACATAAATAGAATGATAGTTCTCGTATTTAAGGCACGGAAGAGCTGTTTTAAAACCCACCGTGGTTGATTTGTGTGTCTGCCGGCCGAACTTTAATATGATAGCGTTAGATGGTCTATTATAGATCGGGTACAAATGCCGCATGGTATGGTATGGCATTGAGAGCGGAGCGCCATCCAAATAAAAGATATTGCTCGCGAATTGTACCGGTGTAACATTCATTATGACAAATCGCCTTTGACATCATTAAGCATACCATTAATGTCTTCGATCCTGGCAATCTTTTCATCTTCAGGTTCACCAAAGTCGAGGCAAACCTGTTGCATTTTTTCAAAGAAATCTTTTGTTTCACCTTCACCAACGGGCATTGCATCATTGGCTTTCATATAAATTTCAATCCATGATTTAGCCAATTTTACCCGTTGTTCTTCGACATTTTTCCGCGTAGTTGATGATTTATTGAAAGCCCCAAACTCGTCGTTAGACCCTTCCTCTTCATACGTTTCAGCGTTTTGAACCATATTCATGGCTTCATAATATTTGAAGTAACTATCTCTTTTAATCTGTTCAATAAAATCCTGGGATCGTGGGGCAACGATATTACGATAACCGATTTTCCACTTAATGTAATTAATATCATGAAACGTTATTGGAACGTCGGACCCACTATCGCTATCGTCTCTAATCGCTGATATTTCAGATTCACCCGATCTTAATTTTCTGATGATAAGCGTGTTTTGTCGAAACGGTATGCAATAATACAAGGCCTCTTTTGCCGAAATGATATCCGTATCCCAAAACATTTTTTTATATAATAAAAGTGCATCCACACCTATTTTCTTTTTATATTTAAACATAACGATCTTCGAAATTTCTTCGAGGGACTCGCTGTTGAAAAGAAGTATATTGATAAGGCACATGGCGTCTTTATATTTATGAGCCCAAAGACAATCATTACACCATTTGAAGTATTCTGGGGCATCCTTCTCGGAATCCCTGCGTATAACAAAGTCATAAAACTCAAAGACCTCAAAATGTTTCAACCATTGAACGTGGGTTTCATTATTTATGTCTAACGGGCTTTTGGCATCAACAAGCTGCAAAATAGAAGTCGGCAGCATATTCTTTAATTCCGTAAATATCCATACAGCTTCTTTTTCTTCAATAAAATATCCAAACTCCTTGAGTCTTTCAATAATGAATGGTATACTCTTATTGAATAGCAAGAAGGTAATTATAAACTTTTTGAAAGGCGGACTGTTCATATTTTTATCTTGGCTTTCTATAACATAAAATATATAATATTTTTTATATGATCTTGTAATATATTGGATTTGTTCATAGTTATTAACCGGATGTATATTATTTCTATATAGATTATAACACTGATCAGAGAATAAAGCAAAGAAAGGATGGTATATGCCACCTAACCCAAAACAAACTTCAGAACTTGGAAAAAAGCTTGTTGCACTTGCAAAAAAAGTTGCACCTTACGCTGCAACAATAGGGGCAGGAACAGTAGGTGGAGTCGGCGGTTACCATCTTGGAAAAGCTGTTGAAAGACGTAATGATACCAATGAAGATAGGCAAATAGCTGAACAATTTTACAATTTAGGTGAAAGGGACGCTTTTATGAAAACTTCGGAGTTGATTAACACAATTTATGAACAGGCGTTTACGGATGAGATGGAAAAGGTCGGGGCTGGTAAATCAGCAAAAGGAATTCTTTCCTTTGCGCGTCCTATTCTCGAAAAACTTCGTATCATGAAACCAAAGCAAACACATTTTGAACGAATAAAAGGTAAAACCAAAGAGGTTGCCGAGAAGGCTTGGGGTGCTACAAGGGGTGGAGCCGAGAAAGCCTGGGGTGCTACAAGGGGTGGAGCCGAGAAAGCCTGGGGCGCTACAAAGGGTGGGGCTGAGAAAGCCTGGGGTGCCACGCGTGGTGGTGCCGAAGAAGCTTTTAATGCAACCAAGGGTTTTGGTGTTGATGTTGGCAAAGAATATGCCGCTGCCGGCAAAGCGATCGCGACAACTCCTACAAAATCGTTTGGTCTTGCCGGACAACATCTTTTGAATATCATCAGAACAAATCCCAAAGCTTCTGCTATTACAGGGGGAGCTGCTGTAGCCGCTGGAACAACTGGTGTTGCCCTTGGAATGAGAAAGAAAAGCTAATAGTTATAAATAATCTTGGGCTGTACAATCAGCCCAAGATATTTTATAATAAACAGAGGATTTTATGAATCAACAAGAGTTGTTGGAAAATGTTTATACCAAAGCGTTTGATGACGAATTATCTAAAATTGCAGCTGGAGGCAAGGTATTAAAAGGCACCTTTGGCGCTGTAAAAAGGGGTGTTAAGGCAACTAAAGAATTCGTACAAAATGTCGCTAAACCAGAATCAAATGAATACACAAAACTCTTTCGTGGACCTGGAGAAGCGGCGACTTCAAATGCTGGTGCTGCTGGGGCAAATCTTGGGAAGAAAATACGAGCAACTACCGCAAATGTAAAACAAAAAGTAAAGCCTAAAGTACAAAAAGCACAAAGGGCGGCGAAAGGTTTTGTTGAAACATTTAAGCCGGAAATAAATCAGGCTAAAGGATATATTAAAAAACAACTTGATGAATTTGGAAGAAGTGCTGCGCAAGGGGCTCAAACAAGGGCTGGCGAATTTGCTGGAAAACAAGCCGGTAAATTAGAAAAAGTCAAGGAAACAATGAGGGCTGGATTCAGAGAACCTCCCCCTCCTCCGCCAGCACCCGCACTCGCTGCACCTGCCACACAGCCAAGACGAATGAATCCTATGCATATAGCCGCAGGTGTTGGTGGTGCCGGTTTTGGTATGGCTGGTGGAGCTTATGCGGCATCAAAGATGACCCAAAGGAGATAATCCAAATTATGAATAAAACAGAATTACTTCAAAATATTTATAACCAAGCATTCGATGAAGAGGTTGAAAAAAATGCCGGTTGGATGGGGGCTGCTTGGAAAGGTGTGTCTGGTCTTGCTAAAGGTTTGGGTGGAGCTGCTAAAAGTTTCGGACAATCTTTTGGAAAAGATCTTGGTGATAAAACACGTGGGAAGATGCTTAGACAAGCCGGTGAACAATTTAAATCTACCATCAAAGCGCATCCTGTTACGGCTGGTGTCGTTGGCGGTGTTGGAGCGCTTGGGACCGGAGCCGGAGCTATTTCGGCAATAAGAGGCCCGAAAGAAAAATACTAATGAATTTTTATTTAGGCCATCTCGTCAATCTGGATATTGAAAAGATGGCCTCTGCTTTATCTTCAATTGAATCAAACCTTCTTGGATCAGCAAAGCCGGCAAGCAATAAATTATTAGGATCAGTAAATGAGGGTTTTCAAAATTTAACAAAGAAAACCAATCTTCAGAGTACAATCCCCAAAGCAATGGAAAAGGCTGATGTTCAACCATTGCACGTTAGATCGGGTGATATGAATGCCCCTAAAGATATAACTACATCGTTAGCATTTTCAGGAAAAAATAAAAATCTTTCTCACATTAAAGATCCTCGTTTGATTAATTCACGAACAAAATTACGATAGTGTTATTTTATATTTGTTTTGTGTAATAACAATATTGAGTAGAGTTTTTAACTACCAATAAAGGAGTGTTATGGGTGGCGCATATCATCTTTTTTTTCATGATGATGTTGATGGAATAATAGGAGCATCCCTATTTCTTAAAAATCATATTAAGGAAAAATATCGCCTCTATCCGGTATCATCGTCATGGAGGGGTGATAAATTTAATGAATTAATCTCAAGTTTGTTTATAAAACCGGGCGATAAAAAGGTAATCATAGATTACCAATACCATCCCAAATGCGATATTTGGATCGATCATCATTTTAATGAAACATTCGGCGAATGTGAAATTAAAAATTCTAAAATGATTTATAACCCCAAAAGTCAATCTGCTACACGATTGGTTTTTGATTATGGATTAATGGTTAACGGTGTTGATCGCGTCGATTATGATACATCATTTCTTTATCAAGTCGACATTATCGATTCAGGATCTTATAAAAGTGTTGAGCAAATATTCAAGGATAAAAATCCTACAATGATTCTAAGGGCATTCCTTGAAAGGATGTTTCCCGCCGATATGACTTATTGTAGAATAGTTGAATTAATAGCCAAAAACAATATGAGCATTAAAGACGCTTTGTGGATTTTGCGAATAAGCGCATATCATGTAAAAGAACTTGAACAAGAGGCTATGAAAATTAAGGATGCCGCCATTATTTCGAATAAAATATCTATTGTCAATCAAAGACGGAAAAATCAATTTCCAAGATATGCGGAATATTTAGCGTTGCCTGAAATAAAATATTCAATCAGATTAACGAATGTAGGAAATAATAATATTTATTTTCAGCTTGGTTTTAATGATTGGCAAAAGGAAGCTAATGATATCAACATCGGGAAAAAAATATCTGAGCTTCAAGGGTCGATTATAACATCCGGTGGAGGTCATTATAACGTGGCGGCCGGAATGATGAAAAGCGAAATGGAGAACACATTCATCGATGAGATTACAAAAATATTAAACCATGAGGAGGTTGACATGGAAAAGTATGCTGTTGATTCAACAGACCCGATCGAAAAGAAAGCTAAGGAAATGATCAAGACCGGATCCGCCGCTACCATTGCGGATGCGAGAGAAAAAGCGTCCAAAACGGAGGAAAAAAATGACGGATCAGCCGAACAGTAATTTCAACTTCAAAAGAATTTTTGGAATGACGTTGGATGAAATAGATTGTGTTTTATCCGATAAAGAAAAATTTATCAAGCATTTTGAAATTCCAAAAAAAGACGGAACGAAACGCACTATCATAGCGCCGATATCGAAATTAAAACATATTCAAAAACTGATTTATTTCAAATTTCTGAAAAAATACAGATGCCATCCGGCCGTGCATGGTTTTGTTCCCAAGAGAGGGATAGTAACAAATGCCGCAATGCATATTGGGGCAAGATCTCTTGGAAAAATCGATGTCAGTAAATTTTTCGATTCAGTATCGGTTAATCATTTAAAGAATTGCCTGTTCGGTAATAAGAATATTTGCCGATATTGTAAAAATTATGAACGTATGATGGATGGAAAGTGCAATCCATCGCTATACAAAAATAAATTACAAAAATTTGATTATCGTTGTGAAGAAATTAAGGCGGTATTTATTCCTGATTATTGTGAAAAGACAGGATATAAATCACTATTTTTGAGAGTAATGGATGCATCAACTTATAATGGATTTGCGGCGCAGGGATTCCCGACATCACCAATGCTCGCAAATTTATCCATGAGGGGTTTTGATAAAATAATGAGTGAACACTGTGAAAGTCTTGGTATAACATATACCCGATACGCGGACGATCTCACATTCAGCAGTAAGACAATGACATCTTCTGAATTAATGGGAAGTGTTAAACAAAAAGCCTATCGGCTATTGTGGGCTTTTAATTTTCAACCCAAAAGGGAAAAGACTAAATTTAGAGGCAAGGGGGCAAGATTAAAAACTTGCGGGGTTGTCGTAAATGTCAAAACAAATATTGAAAGAAAAGCATTGATGCTGTTCAGAGCAAAGGTGCATCATGCTATTAATAAATATCCTGATAGAACCACCAAATCCAGAATCAGATCGTTAAAAGGATTTGCGTCGTTTGTGATGTCGATTAATGAAGAGCAAGGTAAAAAATATATGAATCAACTGGTCGAATTTGAAAAACAAAAATTCGGATCAGAATGATGGAATATACGATATATACCGATGGTGGATGCAGTGGAAATAAAAGAGATTCCGGATGTAAAGGTGCTTGGGCATATGTTATCTTGGATCCCGCTAAAAATATGGTTTATCAAGACGTGAGTGGAGAAGAAAATACCACTAATAACAGAATGGAATTGATGGCTGTAATACGCGGGCTTGGCACATGTTGCTGTTTTGACCGGACAATAAAACACGAATGTATTGTATTAACTGATTCTAAATATGTTGCAGATAATTATAATGATTATTTGCAAGAATGGAAAAAAAATGGTTGGAGAAAATCAAATGGAGGACAGGTTTTAAATTTTGATCTTTGGAAAGAACTGAACTTGTTAATCCCCGAGTTCAAGTCAGTTAAGATCAAATGGGTCAAGGGGCACGCTATTAATGTATACAATCAAATAGCTGACTCCCTGGTGAGATCCGTCCTTTATCCAACTAAATGAAAGGGGTTTGTTATGAATCAACAACCACCAGTATCAGAAACAATCGGCCCGATTATCGACGCCGTATCAAATTTTGTGAAAATAATAATTTCACAAACTGAAATTTTAATAAATAAAATTGTGTCAGGAAAATAGATAAAGCAGAAGGAGAGATTATTATCTCAACCGTCGTGTTTCGCGACGGATGATCCAAAAGTCGGTAGGCGCTCGCCTTTCCCTTTCTGAGGCTTCGCGCATCAATCTACCGCTTGGTCCATAACCCGCATCCGCGGGTTATGGCGGACCAAGCTGGGGTGAGCCCCGCTTGGCCCCCGACCCCAATCGGGATCTGTCTGTTTTATCTAACCATGATCTCCCTGATTCGACCAGGGAGATTTTGTTAAACATTTATTAATAAGGAATTTATATGAAAAATATTTTTAATAAAAATTGTTGTGATGGTATTTATAATTCATTCGACGTTCATTTTACAAGTTTATGTGATAATAAATGCAAACATTGCATTGATTTGAAATATAAAGGATTAGGGGTTAATAAACCAAATGTTTCAGCGATAATAAATACTATTATTAAAAATCAAGACGGTTATGATGATATTTTATTTCTAGGTGGGGAGCCTTGTATTTATCTTGATGAATTAATTCATTGTATACAAGAAATTAAACATCAAACAAATCTTAAAGTGTTTATAACAACATCTGTTCCAAAAATATGCAATGATAAGTATGATTTATTTATATGTTTATTAAATTTATGTGATGGAATCAATTTATCAGTTCAACATTATAAAGAAAAAATTGCTGATAAAATTCGAGAGACTTCTTCAAAATATGATAGACAAAAATTTTATAATTCTTTACCGTATAAAGAAAAAATTAGAATTAATTTAAATGTATTAAAACCATATTTGTATATAAAAGAAGATATTATAAATTGTTTAATACATTATGATAATATGAAATTTAATGAAATAAAAGTTTCAGAAATACAACATGGAAAAGATAATTTTATTTCTTTTGAAAAAATATTTAATATTAAACTTAAATCTCCATTTTTTTATGGATGCCAAACATATTTAAATATGAATAAAATAATTACAAATTTTAAAACACCGTTATTATTAAAAAGATCGTGTTTTTTATGTGAAAGAACACTGAGGGCTTCTTATATTGATGGTGTTAAAGTATTTTATAAATTATTAAAACCAAGTATAAATAAATATGGTGTAATTTACGAAGATGGTCGTTTAGAAAAAGGATGGATATAAAATATGTTTACAAAAATATTAAGAATTCTTATTAAAATATGTAATAATAAAAAAGGTCATTGTGTGCACGGTCATTGTTCTGAATAGTATTTATATTGTTATAAATCATAAAAATACGATATAACTATATGTAATGGAAATTAATCCATTACAAATAATAGGAGGTTTTATGGAAAAAGATGATAATGGTCAAAAAAAACTCGATGATTTAAATTTATCGTCTGATGATAAATTTAAACAAGGTTTTATTGAGGAGATGGATAAACAATGGGATGAAATGGATATGGAAAACATTTAACCCAATATCCATTATGGCGAATCAAAAGATCCGCCATTTTTTTACCTTTCTGAGGCTTCGCGCATCAATCTACCGCTTGGTCCATCCGATTCGACCGGGGGGATTTTATTATTATAATTTATTTTAGGAGAATGTATGATACTCTTTAATTGGAAAATAACTAAAAATTTTGCATTAGATATTAGTTGTTTTTATTTTTGTAGACACATTAAAGATGGCATAGACTGGATTTCATTTGAAATAGATTCTTCTTGGTTTGAGGGTGATCATAACCCACAATTCTCAATTATTTTTATAATATTAAATTTTATAATTTTTGAATTTAATATTTATAATAAACATCATCTTGTTATAAAAAATTAAAATCTGGTATAACTATAATGTTACAATATCTTAGGAGGTTCGGTGTTGTAATAAATTAGTAATCTCCAATTAAGTGGTGGGTCTTTTGACCCACCCTTTTTTTTACCCATCACATAAAGCAAGCGCCGTCCATGTTTTGAACGGCGCCCATACTCCTCCTACTCGTGGTAGGTGAGCTATTACATTCGTTCCACCAGCGCCCATTTTTGTTCTTTTTCATTCCATTCATATTCTTCTCTATCATCAGGACGCGGTTCCGGAGCTACCCAGTTATAATCCTTATCAAGTTTCCAAGACGGATACGGCTGTGGTTCAATAAAAACATCCGACTCACGATCGTATGTATAACCTCTACCAGCAAAACGACGACGAATATTATCATTATATGAGGTTTGAATCCAATTTCCGCCTAAAAGATTTCTACAAAATTCAATACCTTTTTGTTCATCTTCCCATTCAACATCCGTATTATTAATCTTTAATATTGTACCCGTAATCACCTTCAATGATTCTTTGGATGTTAAAATTGGATATTGAATCTTAACCGAATCTTTAACGGTATCAAAATTATCAACAACGATTACTCTTAAAACAACATTATCTCTATCCAGTTCTGCAAAATGAGACACCCTAACCTCCGATATTTTTAATAAGCCTTGCGCATGTCGATGTTTTTAAATTCAGGTTTTTTCTTTAATTGATCTCGATACAATTTATCCTGAGACCTTATAACCTGTCGCATGTTAGCCGCCGTGTTACCGCCGGCATAAACCGCTTGAGGGTTCTTACTGATAGCTTTTAAAGCCGGAACCGGGTTCTGGCTTGTCTCAATCGCCTTAGCAAGAGCGGGGCTTGTTTCATTAGTTTGTGCGGTTAATTGTGTAAGTTTTTTCTTTGGAAGATTAACTGATTTTCTCGTTTTCATAAGATTCAAAGCACCGAATTTAAACATCGCTTTACCTTTTCGTCTCTTATGAAATGGGTCTTTTACAACCACCATTTTTATAGGCGGGGTATAAAAAATATTTCCACCACCGGATTCAAACGAATCACTATCGATGGTTTTTGCTACAACATCAAATATTTCTCTTGCATCTTCCGATTTAATACGCTTACTGATAGGTGCGGCTAATATCCCCATAAGATTAGCCGCACCCTCAGACATGGCAAACTTTTCAAACGCAGAAGATTGGATACCTGTCATTTTTTACCTTATCGACATTTTAACGTTCTCTAAACCACTTATCACCCCATCCAAACCTTTCATGGCGTTCTTTACCGCCGTCTCATCAATATCCGACAAACCCATTCTTGCGGCTACAAGAAGGCTGGCAAGATCTGACAAGACTTTTTTCATCTCCGGGAGATTATCGATATATCCACCAAGGCTTTCATCATTGATAAAGTTCAATGAAAGAACCACATCGGCGGCGTTTGGATCAGTCAATGTGCTCGCTTCTTTGATAAGATCTACACGTAGATCTTTCGTTATCCCTTTCAAAATCTCTTTAACGCGAGCAACTTTTTCCATGCTGTCAAAAATATGTGGATTAATATAATCACCATCAACACCATAGATAAAAACCGATTTGTTTGATTTGTCGGAGAATCTTTGAATGGCAATACCCATTGCGCGATCACTAGCGGTTTTATCCATACCAAGGATTCTCAGGGCGGCTTTTGTTTCCAAAGTCGTAAGCGGTTTGTTACCGATATTTGCTATCTTCTTCAATGGTTCAAACGGCTTTCCATCAATCCTGTATCCGATCGAATGACCATCGGAAACCACACTCAAGGCGACTTTGGTAATATTCGCTTCCTCATAAGTTTTCTGTACAGACAGGTCGGGGCGCATGAAATCCTCACGATTAAGTGATTTCATAAACGCCTTATTGACTATCAAAGACGATTCCGGAATAAGATAAATATGCGCTGCTTTTCCCACAATCATCTTATAAACCGGATCTTTTACCGACGACACTTTCTGAACAGAAGCAATGTTTGCCGGGATAATCACGATATCTTTTGAAACATAGACATGTGATTGATTGACAATGTATTTGCGGAAATTACCTTCAAGTTTAATGCATTCATATGCGTTGCCGGCGCCATAAATCACGAACAAACCCTTTCCATAACTTCCACCATAGTAACTATTTTCCAGATACTTGCCACCCTCATTACGGTCCTTACCTTGCTCCATGATATTGAAACCGGCAAAGAGTTTATCAGACCCATCATTCTGATTATTCGGGTTAATATTAATGAAATCATCAGTCGTCGCGATTGAGAATATTTTCATTGTTTTTTCGATAGCGTCAGGCATATTAAGAGCATTGGTTCCATAAAAACCAATACCGGTTTTATTATAATCATCATATGTGCAATAAAAACGACCGTCCATGGAAAAGAATACTTGATCACGCTTTGTACGGATCGCTTTCTCTTTTTGAAGATCGTCATCCGATACTACCGCAGGGGTTATCACACAGTCATTACCATAACGATCCTGATCAACCATATCCAGAATAATCCCAACGATCGGTTTTCCGATTTTTGAAGCTACAAATCTTTCGGAAGCCGAATCCCCACTCGATATGAAATCTTCCATTGAGGGATACTCGTAGAGCCTCAATTCCGCTACGCATGGTGGCATCAGAGGGATTAGCTTCGACGTATCGATCATATCTGAGTCCAAAGCCGTCAGTGTCCTCTTAGCCTTTATAACACCGTTCAGATCGATCACACCACGCTGTTGTGTTCTCGGGACATCCTCTTCACGCTGATATTTTTTTAGCTGTACGATACCGTGGACAAGATCACCGGTATTATCATGAAATGCCGCTCCGACATCGGGATTAGTAATCAACGTCTCAGCAAGTTTTTCAATATCTTCTTTGTCGGCAAGCTGCCGCCATCCGGACATTTTTGCAAATGGAGGATAAAGCGATTCTTCCGGTGCATCATAAAGGCTGATTGATTGTTTCGGCATAACCCCACCCGGGGTCTTCAAAAGCTGGAATCCGCGGGTTTGGTCCCAACGGTTCTCGAGAGTTGCGATCTGGTCAGCCATCAAAATCTTTTTTACACCTTCTTCAGACGCGGGGTAATAACAATCCTTATCTTTTTCTTTATACACGAAAACATCAAATGGACTGAGCTTATAATCTTTTACAATAATGGGGAAATTGATCTGCTTCCCATTGAAGAAAACAACAATGCTTCCTTTTGCATAACCTTTATTTTCGTCAACGTTTTTTATGATAACATTGACGCCCACTTCCTTTGGAAGATAGTTGACTTGTTCATAAAATTGTTTGAGAATATCTTCATTCCAGTCAGCAACGTCATGCGACAATTCGAAATCAGCAAGCTTCACGAATGACGGCTTCTCGATTACAGCATCATTAAGTTTAATCATAATTTATCCTTTATTAAAGTTCTATTACAGATGGTGCCAATGTTGAATTGATAAGCGGACCAGCCGTTGCCGGCCCAAGTCCGGCGTTTAAAGCCGCGACAAATGACGGTGAAGCCATCGCTTTCGATATCGCATAACATATTGCATTTGCTAACATTTCAGTACCTTGAGTAGGAGTAACCGACGCGTCATCTTCAATAGCGTTAGCGTTATCTAACAAAAATTGTTTAACGCTATTAACAATTGATAAACCCAAAATTGAAGTCGTATACTTCACTTGAGGCACAGCGGATCCTCCTATCTATATAGTATAATATAATTTAATAGATTTCAATGAACAAAACCATGTTATTAATATTAGATTTATGATATAACAATATTGAAGAAAACTTACAAAATTTTTGGCCCGGCGCCTCCTAAAAACAATACCGGGCCCATGGGTGGTGATGCCCCTCCTTCCCCATTAGGGGAGGGGGGTCATCACTCATTTTTTT